ACCTCTGCCCTCCGTCCCCGTGGCCACTCTCCCTGTCTGCCGGCGCCCGGGTCGGCGAGAGACCCTTCGTCGGTGTAGGTTATAGGGTGGCCGAGCGTCGTTGTGGCCACACAACAAGGTGGTCGATGCTGCGATGCAATGTTGTTTTGGCGCACTTAACATAAAATCCGTTTGCGCATTGCACCGATCAGGTGCGCGATTCGTTGCGCAAATCCAACAGAAAACTCGGGGACCACCAGGGGGAGCCACCGACGGGGGCGCGCCTTTCGGCGCAGTCGCCGGCTGAACTGCGAGTTACCCCTACCTTTTTTGGTGGTGACATCATCGGGTCGATTGCTACTGCAGCGGTGTTGACCTGGAATTATCTCTCAAGGGTTTGACGTTTGCCTGATGCGACAGTTCGGTGTGGTAAGTAGGCCGTTGGCTGTCGGTGGTTCTGGCGGCGGGTTGGGTTTGACCTTGATCCCGATGCGGAGTGTAGAATGCGCGCATGGGTTATGCGCACAGGGTTGACGGGAATCAGGCTGAGGTTGTTGCGGCGTTTGAGCGGTTGGGTTTTTCGGTGGTGGATTTATCCGGGGTGGGTGGGGGCGTGCCTGATTTGTTGGTATCGGTTCATCGGGTGTCGGTGTTTGTGGAGGTCAAGACGGTGGAGGGGGAGCTTGAGCCTTCGCAGGTTCGGTTTCACCGGGAGTCGAAGGCGTGGATCGAGGTTGTGCGGGACATGGCGGACGTGGAGTGGGTGGCGAGGGCGATGAAGCGGGAGGCGTTTCGTGGCGGAAGTCGACAAGAATCTGCTTGAGAAGTTAAGCGAGGACAGATCGCTCGCGTCGGCGGTGTTGTTTTCGCACCGGCACCCGCAGGCGTCTCCGGATTTTCATGTTGAGATTGTGGATTTATGGCGGGCGAGGGATGAGTTCGTCCTGATCGAGGCGTTTCGGGAAGGCGGGAAATCGACGTTGAGCGAGGAATTTCTGACGCTTGAGGGGTGCTATGGAAACTTTTTTTACGCATTGCTGATAGGCGAGACTTATTCCAAGGCGTGCCAGCGGCTTGAGTCGATAGCGAAGGAAGCGGCGTACAACACGAAGCTGCACTCGCTCTTTGGCGGGAAGGTGCTCGCGCGAAAGCCGGTTGAGAACAAGGTGTGGTTTAAGACTGGGGCGCTGATCGAGGCGGTGGGCTGGGAACAGGAATTGCAGTCGTTCAAGTACCTCGATCACCGGCCCGACGTTGCGTATCTGGACGATCCAGAGAATTTGGAGCGGGTGCGCGATTCTGCGGCGGTCGATGCGTCTGAAAAGAAGTTTTGGCTCGAACTCGTCCCGGCAATGGACAAAAACCGGCGGCGTATCCGGCTGACGCAGACGCGGCGCTCGGAGGATTGCATGGTGACGCGCTTTGCGGGGAACCCTGAGTTTGTGTACCGGGCGTTCCCGATCTGCAACGGGGACATCGACGCGCCCGAGACTGCGGCGCTGTGGCCTTCGCGCTACCCGATGGAGTGGATTCGGCGCGAGCGCGATATTTACCGGGCGGGGGGGCGGCTCTCGGACTTCCTGCAATCGCGCATGCTGCAGGCGACGAACCAGGAATCCAAGCCGTTTCGCGACGAGCACATCCGCTCGATGGACGTTGCGCCCTGGCAATGGATGCCGAAATACGCGATCTACGACCCGGCGCGCACAACGAACCCGGAGAAGTCCGACCAGGCGGGAAAGGTGGTGGTATCGCGCTTCGGGAGTAAGATCCTGGTCCACGAGTCCGGCGGCTATTATTGGAAACCGGATGCCCTGGTCAAAGACCTGTTCGCGGTCAACGAGCAGCACCGGCCGGCCCTGATAGGGGTGGAGAAGAATTCGCTGGACGATTGGTTGATGCAGCCGATCAGAATTGAAATGATGCGCCGCGGCGTGGCGCTTCCGCTCCGGGCGCTGCAGGCGCCGCAAGACCGGAACAAGGAGAATTTCATCCTCGGGCTGCAACCGTTCTTCGAGGCGGGGGATATTGCGCTCGTGGGCGGGAAGGTGGCGCACGCGCAACTGACGGCCGAAATTCTGAACTTCCCGCAAGGCACCTTGAATATTCTGAACGCTTTGGCGTATAGTCTGCGCATGTTCTCCGGGCAACCGATCTACGAGGATTTCGGGCACGCCAACATCGGCGATGCGCCCGAGCCAAAATACGGCGAAATCGTTCACGTCGGCTTCAACGCGACGCCGAATGAAACGGTCTGCGTTGCCGTGGTGCGAGAACGGCGCTCGGTGTTCGTGGCCGCGGATTTTTCGGCTAGCGGGGCTCCCGGGGAAGCGGTGAAGCTCGTCGCCTCCGACTTGAGGGCGAATTTTCCGCGCGCGCGCTTCCAGGTGTGGGTGCCGGCCGAAATCTACGACCAGCACCAGCGCATCGCGCTCGTGCCGGCGCTGCGCGCGGCGGGGCTCACGCCATTCCGGGGGGAACATGTTGCGATTGCGAGAGGGTGCCTGTCGGACAAGATCAAGACCGTGGTCAGGAATCGGCGCATGCTCATGGTCGATCAAAAGGCACGCCTTACGGCAAATGCTCTATCGGCTGGGTACTGCCTGCAGGTGGAAAGAGGGGGCCGCACGACTGCGGAACCGGAACAGGGGATCTCGCGCCTGGTGGGCGAAGCCCTCGAAAACTTGACATTTGAGCTGGATCGGGAGCTAAATGATGGCGCATTGAAGGGCGCGCATCTCGCCGTGAACGCGCAAGGCCAGCAATATCACACGGCGCTACCATCTGCAAGGAGATAGATCATGTCAGTGAAAAAAGGTTCGGGGGTCAAAGCCCCGTCGCAAAACCCGACCGCGTTCTACAAGGGCCAGCAGCAAGGCGGCGCGACGGGCAAACCCTCGTCCGTCCCGCAAAAGCTCTCGGGCGGCCCGATGCGCGAGCGCATGATGGGGAAAGGCAAGTGAAAAAGATGAAAAAATCCAGCCGTCCGCCCAACAAGGCTTTCGGCGCCGTTGCCAAGAAACCGGAAGCGGATATGCCAGGCAAGGACCGGGGGCAGTTCTCCAAGATGCCCGCGGGCCCGATGGCGCACAAGGCGCGCGCCGGCCGCTTGAAAGGCGTGAAAATCTAGCGACATGGCGATCGGGAAGCGAAAGAAAAAGGAACTTCCCAGCACCACGGTTGACAGCAAGGCGGCGCCGGGGACTCTGGAAAACGGCGAGGCCAAACTCGACCAGTGGGCGGATCAGCCTGACTCCGAAGCCTATAAAGCGGCAACCAAGCTCTACCCCCTGATTCAGAAATGCTACGAGAATCAGGAAGAACGCGCCGACAAGATCGAGGAATATTGGTCGATCTACAACGCCACGCCGGACGAAAACCAGCAGTATAGCGGCAACTCCCAATGCTACGTCCCGGCAGTGCGCGACGCCCTGAACGCGCGCGCAAAGCGCCGCATCAAGCAACTTTTCCCCGCCTCGCACCGCCACGTCGACGCGATCAGCGCGGACGCCGACCAGCCCTACACGCAGCTCTCGCTGCTTGAGCACTACATCCGCAAGCTGCGCCTGAAAGATACGGTACGCTCCGATTTGATCGCGGGGGACGTGACCGGCCAGTGGAACCTCTACATCGACTGGACGAAATCATACCGGCGCGTGACCGGGATCGTGAAGCGCAATCCGATCCTGCAACAAATAGAGGGCGAATCGGTCGAGGATTTGGGCCTGGACGATCCCCTGGGCGATGAAGAAGAAGAATTGCAGGCCGAGGACGTGGTTGAAGAAGGCCCGGAAGTCGTGGATTTTGCAACCGAAGATCTGGCGGTACTCCCGCCGACCTGCCAAAGCATCGACCGCGCGCAGGCGGTGGCGATCAAATTGCGCATGTCGGAAGAAAAATTTCAGGCGATGGTCGATGAGGGCGTGTTTGTGCTGCCCGAAGGCCATGCGAGCGTCGAGGATTATTTCAAAGGCGTGTCCGCCCGGGCGGTGAAAAAGAAAGACCCGAACAAGAAAGCGGTCCAGGGCGCGGGCATCAAGACCGAAGGGACAACCAAATTCGCGCTCATCTACGAGGTCTGCACCAAACTCGACCTGGATGGGGACGCCAAAGAGGATGCGATGGTGTATTACGCCGGGCCGAACGAAATTTGCGGCATCATTCGCATGCCCTATTGGGGCGGAAAGCGCCCAATCATTTCGGAGCCGTGCGAGCGTAAAGGGGGGAGCTTCTTCGGGCGCTCGAAGGTGGAGCCCGTCAAGTACCTGCAATGGAACCTGACGGATTTCTGGAACATGGGACAGGACTCGGCCATGTATTCGCTCCTGCCGGTGTTCGCCGCGGACCCGGTGAAAAACCCGAATTGGGCAAGCATGGTGGTGGGCCTCGCGGCCGTGTGGCCGATTGCGCCCTCGGATGTGAAAACGATAGCCTTCCCGCAGCTCTACAAAGATTCCATGATGATCTGCGACGCAATCAAGCGCCAGATTTGGGAATCGCTCGAAGTCAACGAAATGATGATGGGCCGCACGCCGCAGGGGCGGAAAAACAACCAAATGATCGGCGGGATGCAGCAGGAAGCGCAAACCAACATATCGGACGACGCGGAGCGGTACGAAGAATGCATGCTCAACCCGCTGGTGGAGCGTCTTTTCGAGTACGACCAGCAGTTTCGCACCCGCAAAGTGACGGTGCGCGCCCGCGGCGAGTTGGGCGTGAAGGCTAACATGATCGAGGTCGAGCCGCAGCAATGGGGCGAGCGCTACTTCTTCCAGTGGCAAGGGACCGAATTCTTGAAGGGCCAACAGCGCATGCAGCAGCAAATCGCATGGATGAACGTATTGAAGGGCATCCCGCCTCAAATGCTGGACGGGCGGCGCCTCTCGGTGCTTCCGATCATCGAGGCCGGCACGGAAAACGTGTTCGGGCCGGACGTTGCGCCGAAGATCCTGATAGACGAGCGCAACCAATTCACGGTGGACGCTGCGACCGAAAACGAAATGCTGCACAACGGGTTCGACGTGCCTGTGCACGAGGCGGACAACGACATCGAGCACTTGCCCGAGCACATGAAGGGCGCGAGCCTGACGGGCGATCCGGGCAGTTTGTTCAAGAAGCACATGGCGATGCACATGCAGTCGCTGCAGAAAAAGCGGGAAAAGGCACAAGCCGCGCAACCGGGCGCCCCGGGCGGACCGGGTGGCGCTGCGGCGGGCGTGGCCGGGACGCCGCGGCCGGGCGCGCAGCCGGGACAGACAAGGCCGGGCGGGCAGAATCCGCCAGGCGCGGTGCATCAAGACCAAATGGCTGACGGAGCCATGCCTGGGCGCGGATAATGCCGACGCCGACCCTCGGTCCGTTCCAATTCGAGAGCGGCGTCCCGCTCTCGGTAAATTTTGCGATCAACGCGATTGCGGCCGGGACGTTCGGCGGGGACGTGGTTGGGCCGGTAGTCGCAGTTTCCCAGAATGTGGCGGTATTCGACGGAACGACAGGGCGCCTGCTCAAAGACTCGGGCGTGTCGATTTTGGGACTTGTGCCCTATACAGGGGCGACCGCTGCGCTGGACATGAACGCGCACAAGATCACTACGGTAACTGATCCAACAGACCCGCAGGATGCAGCGACTAAAGCCTACGTCGATCTGGCGGTTGCGTCGTTCAAATTGGATGAATTCTTCTACGCAACAGCAGACGCACTAGGCGGACTGTACTTCATAATGGATAACGCGCCGCTGGCAGGCGCCACTGTTGTCACTTCTGCGGCGGTCGCGGCGACGACAACGGCGGGAGTGTTCAACTGGATTACTCCAGCAGGACACCCTCATCTTGATCGACTGCTCGATGGTGGGTACGGTATTCACTCGCACTTGAAGAAGAACAAGAGCGGCGGCGGCAGCGTGAGCGCGGTTCATATGTACTGCGAGTTATACTCCTGCGATGCGGCAGGCGGTACGCAAGTGCTGCATGGAACCTCCGCAGTAGCCGGGCCGCTGATTGAGGCAACAGATCAGTTCTTCGACTTGCACATTCACCTGTCGACAGAAGTCGCCATTGCCGTA